AAAGGCCAATGCACCAGCACCCAGCCAGCACGCCACGTCTGGCGGCATCAATCAGATCAACCACGGCCACGGTGCCGTGCAAATAGGCGCTTACGGCGGCAAGGTCAATATCAAAAAAGGGGGGTAGCTTTTTGCGAGAGATTCCAAAGCAGCTGCTGGCATGGCTACGCCAGCTGTTGCCACAACAAAAAAACACAGGGAGTGGGGCAGTTCAGGTGGGCAAGGCGGGTGGCGATGTGACGGTGGTCAACCTCACACAGCACACCACCCAGCACATCACGCAGCACCTGCCACACCTGCACGCTGGTAGCGGTCTGTCACCCGCTGCACCCGTGCGCCGCCAGGCCAACCCCGCCCAGCGAGAGGTGCTCTACCTCATGGCACAGCTGGCCGAGCGAGAGGGCGCTGTGCTGGACTTCATGCAGCGCGAGTTCGGCACCCGCAGAGTGGTTGACCTGAGCGATGCGCAGCTTTTCCGCGTGCGGCGGTATGTTGAGGTGTCGTTGAAAGGCGGGCGGGAATGAAACGAGACATGGATTTGATTCGCCAGATGGTGCTGCAGGTGCGCAACTCCAATAGCTCCGTCAGCTCGATGGCGGGCGTTGACCAGGAGTTGTTCATGCAGCATGCCCAGCTGCTGCAGGAGGCCGGGTTGGCTGATGCGTCCCTTCAGGTGGTGCAGCACCGCGTGTGTGCGGCCATCATTTGGCGGCTGACGTGGGCAGGGCAAGATTTTGCCGATGCCATTACTGAAGACACCCTGTGGCGCAAGGCCAAAGAGAACGTCATCAAGCCAATGGGCTCATGGACTTTTGGTGTCTTGCTGGACTACCTGCAGGGGGAGATCACCCGTGGCCTGCCCAGGCTGCCCGGCCTGCCCGGCTAGGGCTCGCTCAAGGTCGCACATGCAGTTGTAAATGTTCACAGCCCCATGCGAAATAAAGCGCCGACCGAATTCTGTGGGCTCGTGCTTGGCACTCTCAAAGCGCGCCAGGCATTGGCGTTGCCATTTCTCAACCAAGGCTTGCAGGCTGGCGCGGTCAAGCGTTTCAGCGGCGGGTTCATTCTGGTCCATGGGTTCTCCTTTCGGTGGCCTGCATGTTGCCCCGCGCTGCCATGGCCCACAAAGAAAAGCACTTTTAAGCTAAAACCACCACCCGCGCTTGTTCCATAAGCGCCACCAGCTATGAAAACCTTCACCCCAGTGACCGCGTTCTGCCTGCTGCTGGCCGCCAGTTGCAGCGCCCACGCCGTCAACAAATGCACATCAGCTGATGGCACGGTGACGTACCAAGACACCGTTTGCCCTGGCGCGGCCAAGGCCACTGAAAAGATCAAGGCACAAGACAACTCCCCTGGTCTTGAGCGTGGAGCAGGGGCCGACGCGGCGCGCGCAAAGCTTGAATTGGCGCGCCTGCAGCACCGCACCGCCATTTTGGCCGCCATCAACAGGCGCGAGCCGGCCATTGGCATGACCACCAGCCAATTGGCGCAGGCCATGGGCGCGCCCAACAAGGTCAATGCAGGCAACTACAGCGGCAGCCTGCAGGACCAACTCATTTACTACCGCAACGGCAGAACCATTTACGTCTATACCGAGAACGGCGTGGTGCGCAGCATCCAGAACACAGAGGGGTCCTACACCGCGCCCGCCGTCAGCCACCAAAACACCAGGCCATGCCCGTCAGAGCTTGAGATTCGCAACGCCCGCACCTCTGCCAGCAGCATTACGGACAACTACTGGGTGCGGCAGGAAAAGCTGGACCTGGTCAAGCGCATGGAGCGATGCTGGCGGTGAGCATTTTGGCGCGCAAGGTATCGGTGATGCGGCGCGGGGTCACGGGCAGGAAGTTACAGAACTGATTTTCAAGGAGGAACAATGTCACTGCCACTTCGTAAACGCACGGTACATTTCTACGAAATACACGTCCATGCCTACTCCAAGTCAGGCATCCAGAATCCTTCATGCGCTCAACTGCCTGCATTATTAAATTGCTTTGCCGGACTGGCTGCCAGCAATAAGCTACCCCAGACCGTGCGCAAATCGAGTCAGATACACACAGTGCTATCGGATTGGAATTACGACCAAGCCAGCAACAGCTATCAATTGCTGATCAGCAAGGCCAATGCGGCCTTATCCGACGTAGCATTGCGCGATCTCAAGACAGCCAAATTGCGCAAGGCTGGCAAAACAAAGGCAGAGGGCATTGAGGTGTCCGCTCACATCCTCTTGCGGCCCAATGCAAATGGCACTACAGCAACTGTGTTGCTGACGATGGGGGCTGGCGTGTCGGCCAGGGACGTTGAGGCATTGCTGCGAAACTTGTCTCGTATGGCTGCCAGGCAGCCCAAGAACAAGATGCTGTATTGTTTTGATGACCCATCGGGAGCAAAAGATCACGAAGGCAATCCCAAACAATACAAGGTGAACTACGGATTCGCAGCCCACGGCCACATGGGTCAAACATTGACGGAGGCATTACGAACCGGTGAGTTCACCTCCATGGAGTTGGTGGCACCGGTGCGCAGCCAGTTTGATGCCGGAGGCAACTTGCAAATCACAGAGCGCTGCCTAACCGTGCATGCTGATTTGCCCAAAACTGTGACTGCGGCGGGCGTGCTCAATGCGATTCGTCACTTCCAAAAACAGCCAGATGCCAGTATTTACAGCAAGCTGCGCATTCACTACAAATCAGCGTCAGGCAAGACGACCAGTGCCACCTTGGAACTCAACCACCTGGATGCCGCGTTTACGCTGAAGGAGCAAATCGACTTCACCACGGATGTAGAAGCACAGCAAGAGGCGCTTTGCCCCACCATCGTCGATGGCATGAAGACACTGCTGCAGTCGGTGCCCGCTTAAACTCCGAACACCATGTCAGTGCTATTCAGGCCATTTGCTTTCCTGTCCATCAGCCATCACTCGGGGTTGCCCGCGTTGGTGAACTGGGTGCTGCCAATCGTGGCAACGGCCTTGGCGTTTTCCGCTCTGCAATTGGCTGGTTCAGGCGTGAACGTGTTTGGCGCTCAGGGGATGCTGGATAGGCTACTGGCCTTCATCCAAACGTTGGCGGGGTTTTATATTGCCGCTTTGGCAGCTGTGTCATCGTTCAACAGCCCTCACCTGGACCGAGAGATGCCCTCACCAGCCCCCACCATGCACATCATGTACAACGGAGGACAGCAGCTGGTGACGCTGACCCGTCGTCGTTTCCTGACTTCGATGTTTGCTTACCTTACATCGCTGAGCTTTTTGTTCAGTCTGGTCGCCATTGCCACGCTAGTAATGGCGCCTGCGTTAAAGCAGGCATGGCCTAGCGCAGTCAACACCATGCACACACTGGGAACAGCCTTTTTCTTGTTCTTCCTCTTTCAGATGACGTGCATAACGTTTTGGGGCTTGTTCTATCTGGGTGAGCGCATGATTACCCCTGATTGATGCACCTGCATTCACACTCGTTCTAAAACGCTTTTCTGAGGGTTTCCCCCTCACCCCCGGCAAAGTGTCTTCCCATGAAGACACCACATGCCTCCACCCCCACCAAGTCCCCGAATAGGCTCACCTTTCTGAGCCGCCCCCTGCCGCCACCACCCCGCCTGTGGGGTTGGCTGCTGAGCACCATTTTGTTGACGGCAACCATATGGGCGCTGGCCCCGCAGCAGCTGCCAGTGACGGCCTACAAGCTGAGCCTGGTGACGCTGGCTGGGGTCATTGGCTACTGGATGGACCGCAGCTTCTTCCCGTATGCGCGGCCTCATGTGTTCATGGGCTCGGACATGCTGGATGACTTCCCCGAGCCCGTACCCAGCTGGGAAATGGGTGACGAAGGCGTGGGCACGGTCGGCCTGGCGTTTGCGCCTGACAGCACGCCGTCGCTGGTGTTTGGGCTGGCCATGCTGCGCCGCGCCATCATCATTGGCTGCGCCATGTTGGCCATGGGCTTGGGGGCCTGAGCCATGCGCCGCAACCTGGATGCCGCCGTTGATTTGATCTTGGCTGTGGCCTGTGTGCTTGCGATTCTGTGGGTTGCGTTCGGCCCGCCTGAGGCCCATGCCCAGGTGCCCGCCACCGCCCACCAGTACCGCGCTGAGCTGACCCGTGCCGCCCACAGCCAGTGGGGGCTGAACGCACCCATTGCCGCGCTGGCGGCGCAGGTGCACCAGGAGAGCGGCTGGCGGCCCCAGGCGGTGAGCCGCGTGGGTGCAGCGGGCATGGCGCAGTTCATGCCTGGCACGGCCAAGTGGTGGTGTGAGTTGAACGGCTTGGAGCCTGAGCAGTGCCAGCCCACCAACCCCACATGGGCGCTGCGGGCGCTGGTGGGGTATGACAAGTGGCTGTTTGAGCGCACGCCTGGGCATTACTCCGAGCGCGATCGCATGTATGTGGCGCTGAGGGCTTACAACGGCGGGCTTGGCCATTGGCAAGCGGAGGCACGTGCGTCGGGTGCACGCCAGCCAACTCGTGCGCAAGTGGACCAGGCGTGTGGCAAAGCCCGCCGACACGCCAGCCACTGCCCCGAGAACCTGGGATACCCGCACCGCATTCTGGTGGTGCTGCAGCCGCGCTATGCGGTATGGGGGCGGGTGCTGTGATGACCTACACATTTTCAGTGGCCTGGTGGGAGATACCCACAGCCATCACGGTTCTCGCCTTGTTGTGGGCGTTTTTTTGGCCTGCTGACAGGGATGGCACGTTTGGCGTCTTGACCACCATGTTAATGCTGATCCCTGCCACTTTGGTCATCGCCATCGCCTGGGCTGTTGCAGGGTTTCTCAAATGAGCGCGGCCATGCCTTTGCCCCTGTGTGCTGCGCTGGTGGCGGTGGTGTTTGCCGTGGGCACGGCGGCTGGCGGCTACGTGGGGCGCTTGCCGCTGCACACCGAGCTGGCCAACCTGCGCGCCGCCCATGCCGAAACAGCCCGTGTGGCGGCGCTGGCGGCTGCCAAGGGCTTGAGCCAAGCGCAACAGCGGGGCGATGCGCTGACAACCGCACTGGCCCAGCGCCAAGCCCAGATCAATCAACTCCAAAAGGACCAACGCGATGCACTCAACCGCTTCACGACTGGCCGCGCTTGCCTTGGCAGCGCTGCTGTGGGGGTGCTCAACGCCACCACAGACCCCGCCCCCGCTGGACCTGAGCTGGTGCCCCAAGCCCCCGGCAGCGCTGCTGCAGCGGGTGGGGCCTTTGCCACCGATGGGGATGTCGGGCACTGGGCCATTGCCGCCCGAGCCGCCCACGACACCTGCCGCCAGCGGCTTGACGCGCTGATTGACTGGCACAGCCAGGAGCCCGCGCCGTGACCGATGACGTGGACCGCGCCAGCGCCCGGGAGGGCGAAATACTCGCTGAGGCCATGTACCAACAGGCCCGCCGCGCAGGTCTGGCGGGCAAAACGGTGGCTGACTCAGCCGAGTGGTGCGAGCGCTGTGGTGACGGCATTCCCCTGGCGCGGCGTGTGGCGGTGCCGGGTTGTTTGTATTGCGTGGCGTGCCAGGCGCGCACAGAAATGAGGCGGTGACACATGGCAACGGTGCAGATTGAGTTGTGGCATTTGGTCACGCTGTCAGTGACGGTGCTGGGCGGGTTTTGGGCGCTGGCAAAGGTGATTGCAAGCCAGTTTCAGGCCCACCTTGACGGGCGCTTTACGGCCCAGGACGAGTCGCGCAAGGCCAACCACGCCCAGCTGGCCACGCGGCTGGACAGCCTGGAGCAGATCAACCGCGAAGAGGCGGCGCAGTGGCAGCGCCTTGAGCGGGATTTGCTGCGCATGCAGGCCGACATGCCTATCCACTACGTGCGCCGAGAGGATTACATCCGCGGCCAAAGCGTAATCGAAGCCAAGCTGGATGGCTTGGCCACCAAAATTGAAAACGCCCAGCTGCGCGCCGCAGCGGCACAAGGAGCCCCCCGATGAGCCACCAACTTGACCTTGCCCGTGTGCGCCGCGAGGCGCTGCGCTGGCTGATTTTGCTGACGCTGAACAATGCCCGCCCCATTGGGGCTTTTGAGGGCATTGTGTTGTCGGTGGCGCAGTCTGAGTACCCCGATGCCACGGCTCTGGAGCTGCGCCGTGAGCTGGATTACTTGGCTGACCGCGAGCTGATCAAGCTGGACAAACAGCCCAGCGGGCGCTGGCATGCGGACTTGACGCGCTTTGGCGTGGACGTGACCGAGTACACGGTGGATTGCGAGCCTGGCATTGCCCGGCCTGCCAAGTATTGGGCGGGCTGACACATGGGCCGCAAACCCACCATCAGCCGCTTGCCGCCGGAGATCAAGAGCTACATCGAAGCGATGCTGGCCACAGGCAGCCAGACGCTGAACGAGCTGATTGCAGACCTCCAACAACGCTACCCGGCGGAATCTGAAGCTGGAAAGCTTCCCAGCCGCAGCGCACTGCAACGCTACGGCAGCAAGCTGGACCGTCGCCTGTCAGCCATCCGGGCCAGCACCGAGGCGGCCAAGCTGATCCAGGCACAGGCGGGGGATGACCAGGACGCCCGCAGCGAAGCACTGATTGCCCTGGTGCAAACAGAACTGTTTGAAGCCATCCTGGCGCTGCAAGAAGCGGAAGAATTTGATGCTGATGGCAACCCTGTGGACCCCAGCGACCGGGTGGAGCTGCTGAGCAAGGCAGCCAAGAACATTGCCACGCTTGCGCGCGGCAGTGTGGCGCTCAAAACGTTTCAGTCGCAGGCCCGCCAGCGCGCAAAGGAAGCCGCAGCCAATGTGGACAAGTTGGCGAAGTCAGGAGGCCTTTCTGCCGATGCGGCTGCTGACCTGCGCCGCCAGATTTTGGGTATTGCGGCATGACATCGAGTGCGCAAGCGGCCCCCATGCCTGCCGTGCTGCCCAACACGGCTCAGGCCAATGCGCCTGCCGCGTTGATGGCTTATCAGCAGCGGTGGGTGGCTGACCCGTCGCCGCTGAAGGTGATTGAAAAGTCGCGCCGCACGGGCTTGACATGGGGCGAGGCAGCCGACAACGTGCTGACCGCCGCCAGCGACCGCAGCGCTGGCGGGCAAAACGTGTACTACATCGCCTACAACCAGGACATGACGATTGAGTACATCCAGGCATGTGGGATGTGGGCCAAGGCGTTCAACTACGCCGCAGGGCAGATTGAAGAGGGTTTTTGGGACGGCGAGAGCGAAGAAGACAAGCACATCAAGACGTACACCATCCGCTTTCCAAACAGTGGGTTTCGGATCGTGGCGTTGTCCAGTCGCCCCAGCAACTTGCGCGGTCGGCAAGGCGTCATCGTCATTGACGAAGCGGCCTTTCACGAGCAGCTGAAAGAGTTGCTGAAAGCGGCCCTGGCCATGTTGATCTGGGGTGGCAAGGTGCGGGTGATCAGCACCCACAACGGCACCGACAACCCCTTCAACGAGCTGGTGACCGACATTCGCGCCGGGCGGCGCAAGGGCACGGTGCATCGCATCACGTTCCAGGATGCGGTGGCTGATGGCCTGTACCAGCGGGTGTGCCTGCGGCTGGGTAAACCCTGGCTGGCCGAGGAACAGGCGGCGTGGATGGCCGATGTGTACGCCTTTTACGGCGATGGCGCTGCTGAGGAGCTGGACTGCACCCCAGCCAACAGCACTGGGGCCTGGCTGAGCCGCGCACTGATTGAAAGCCGCATGTCTGCCAACACACCGGTTCTGCGCTGGGCTTGCAAGCAGGGCTTTGAGGTGCTGCCAGACCACTTGCGCACCGCTGAGTGCCGCGACTGGCTGGAGGGCCAGATGCTGCCGCTGCTGGAGCGGCTGCCCACGGACGTGATCAGCTTTGATGGTGAAGACTTTGGCCGCAGTGGGGACTTGAGCGTGCACGTACCGCTGCTGCAGCACCAAAACCTGGTGCGCCGTTGCCCATTTGTGGTGGAGCTGCGCAATGTGCCGTTTCAACAGCAGGAACAGGTTGCGTACTACCTGCTGGACCGCTTGCCACGCTTCATGGGCGGCGCGTTTGATGCCCGTGGCAACGGCCAGTACTTGGCAGAACGGGCCATGCAGAAGTACGGGGCCAGCCGCATTCAGCAGGTGATGTTGTCCGAGAGCTGGTACCGAGAGCACATGCCCCCCGTGAAGGCGGCACTGGAAGATGGCACGTTGGACGATTTGCCAAAGGATGCCGATGTACTGGCCGACCTTCGGGTGGTGCAGGTCATCAAAGGTGTGCCGCGCATTCCCGATACCCGATCCACGGGCGAGGACAAGGGCAAGCGTCACGGTGATGCTGCTGTGGCAGTGGCGTTGGCCTATTTCGCCAGCAGAGAAATCAACAAAGGCCCTGTGAATGTGGCCAGTCGCCCCCGCCGCTCTGGCCTTCAATCCGACCTTCAAGGCTACTGAGAGGCCTCCTCCTATGAAAACACCACCCGGCCTGTACGTCAGCCCCACCGAGTTTGTGCGCTTTGCCGAGGGCCAGCGCTCCAAGGGCCTGAGCGACCACATTGCCACCCGCCACCGCAGCCCCGACTTCCACGCACTGGGCATGTACCTGCCCAACCCCGACCCGATTCTGAAAAAGCTGGGTAAGGACATCAGTGTGTACGCGGACCTTCGCTCAGACGCGCATGTGGGTGGTTGCATTCGGCGGCGCAAGGGGGCGGTGGTGCGCATGGAGTGGCGCGTGGAGCGCGACCGGGCCAGTGCCCGCATGGCCAAGTTGGCCGAGCAGGTGCTGGGCAATTTGGACATGCGCCGCCTGTTGCGCGAGCTGCTGGATGCGCCTCTGTACGGGTGGCAGCCGCTGGAGGTCATTTGGAGTGGCCGCCAAGGCGGTGGCGCGGTGGTGCCGGTGGATGTGCTGGCCAAACCCGCGCAGTGGTTCCAGTTTGACGGCGAGGCGCAGCTGCGCTTTCGCAGCCGAGACAACCCGCTGCTGGGCGAGTTGCTGGAGCCGCGCAAGTTTCTGGTGCCTGCACAAGATGCCAGCTACGCCAACCCCTACGGCTTTGCCGATTTGTCCATGTGCTTTTGGCCCACGGTGTTCAAGCGTGGCGGCCTCAAGTTCTGGGTGACGTTCACCGAGAAGTTCGGCACGCCATGGGTGGTGGGCAAGTCGCCCAGGGGCACGGGCAAGCCTGACCAAGACGCGTTGCTGGGCCAGCTGGAGGCCATGGTGCAAGACGCGGTGGCCGTCATTCCTGACGATGGCAGTGTGGAGATCGTGGAGGCGGCCGGCAAAACCGGCAGCGCCGATTTGTATGAAAAGCTGCTGATGTTTTGCCGCAGCGAGATCAGCATCGCGCTGTTGGGCAGCAACCAGACCACCGAGAAAGACAGCACCTACGCCAGCGCCAAAGCGGGCAACCAGGTGGCCGACGAGCTGCGCGATGCCGATGCCCGCCTGGCCGAGGCCAGCATCAACCAGCTGCTGCGCTGGGTGGTGGATCTGAACGAGGGCGAAGCCGCGCCTGCACCCAAGTTTGAGCTGTACGAACAGGAGGAAGTTGACCAGGACCAGGCCAAGCGCGACGAAATTCTGGTGCGTGCGGGTGCCAGGCTGACACGCAAGTACTTCATGCGCACCTACGACCTGGAAGAGGGTGACATTGATGAAGCCGCAGCCCCTGCGGGTGATCTACCACCCGCGCCCAAATCAACGCCAATGGTGGCGTTTGCCGATCCACCTGATTCGGTGGGCCCCGCCGCAGACCAGACGGTGTTGGACGCTGCCCTGGCTTCACTGGAGCAAACCCAGCCGGGGCAAAAGCTGCCACACAACCAGGCCATGGCGCAGGCGTTGCTGTCACCACTTTTGGATGCAGTGGCCCGTACTGATGACGCTCAAACTTTGCTGGGCTGGATGTCGGAGGTCTGGCCATCGATGGACGATGCCAAGCTGGCGGACACCCTAGGGCGATTGCTTTTTGCCGCCGAGGTGTTTGGCCGGCTAAAAGCCGAGCAGGCCAACGGGGATGACCGTGGCATTGAGTGACGAGTCAATGCTGATGGCTTTGTTTGGTTTGCCGCCAGACCAGGCGATCGCGTATTTGAAGGCCAAGGGGTTGCGCATCACGTTCAGCCACCACGAAATGCGGGATGCGGCGCACGCACGGGGCTTCACGGTTGCCAAGGCCATGCGTTTGGATGTGTTGCGCGATATCCGGTCGGCGCTGTTGGATGCGCTGGAGCAGGGCCAGACCCTAGATGCCTTCAAGAAAAATTTGACACCTCTACTGCAGGCGAAGGGCTGGTGGGGCAAGCAGGTTGTGGTGGACGGCGCTGGCAATGCGCAGATGGTGCAGCTGGGTAGCCCGCGCAGGCTGGACACCATTTACCGCACGAATCTGCAACAGGCTTACATGGCGGGGAGGGAGCATGCGGACTGGGCAAGTTCTGCTATCACGCACTGGCGCTACGTGGCGGTTATGGATTCACGGACCCGCCCCAGCCACGCCGCATTGCACGATAAGGTGTGGCCAAAGAGTCACCCGATCTGGAATGTCATTTCCCCAGTAAACGGCTACAACTGTCGTTGTATGAAGCAGGGCGTGACAGCCGGGCAACTCAAGCGCTGGGGTCTATCAGAAAGTGCTGAGCCTGAGATGCTGACGCAGGACATCGAAACAACAGGAGGCCCTGCGCGCCAATACGGTGTGCGGCTTGCCAGTGGTGCCACGATGTGGGTTGATCCAGGATTTGCCAGCAGCCCGCTGGCCGGTCATCAGATGGATGAGATTCTGCTGGCAAAGGCCAAGAGTGCCTTGAATGGGCCTGCCCAGGCATACCAATTGATTGCGGATTTGCTGCAATCGCCCGCCCGGCGCAAGGCTTGGGACGCTTTTGTGGACAACACGCTGAATTCGGGGATCCCGGGAAACCAGAACAAGACCATGACGGTTGGCCTGCTGGGACAGGCGTTGGCGCAGGAGGCTGAAATGGCGCAGCCGCTGCTGTTTGTGAACCAACGCTTGCTGGAAGGCAAAAAGGCTGCACGACATGCAGCTGCCAGCAACCAGCTGAGCCATGGGGAATGGATGTCTCTGCCAGATCGTCTCGCCAAGGCTGCGCCTTACCGAGACAAGCGATCAGGCAACCTGATTTTGCTGTACGAAGACGCCGAGCCAGGTTGGGCGGTACAGGTGGCGGTGGACAAGTCTGGAGCGGTGGACAGCGTGTTTCGAGTCACCGACGCAGATGTGACTCGAAAGGTCCAAGAGTTGGGCTGGTGGGCTCCACTGAAAAGCACCAGCCCGTGAAGATTGGGCGCTGCGGTGCACGGGTTCGAACCGGCCATCTACGCCACCCCCAGGGTGGATCACCGCAGCAGGCTGAAGGATAACCATGACCACGATTGAAGTCAAAGTAAACAACAGGTCCGTCCTGGATGCGCTCAATGGCCTACAGGCGCGCATGAACGACTTGTCCCCGGCCATGGCTGACGTGGCAGCGGTGCTGCAAAGCGAGGCCACGCAACTGTTTCGGAATCAGGGCAGTTCAGAGCTGCCTTGGGACGGGTTGTCGCCGAAATCAACCATCCCCATGCGAACCGCCAAGGGCACGTGGCCAGGCAAGGTGCTGCAGGTAAGCTCCGGTGGGTTGGCGGCTTCGGTGCAAGCCGCCCACGGAAAGTCTTTCGCAAGAATCGGAAGCAACAAGCCCTATGCGGCCATGCATTTTTTTGGCGGCACCACTGCATCAAACAGCATGATTCCTGGCAAAAAAATACCCGCACGCCCATTTCTTCCCTTCAAATCAGACACGCAGCAGCTCACAAAAGATGCCGAGGCCTCTGTCTTGGAGGTTCTGCAAAGCCACCTGATGAAAGACTTTTGAAGGAACAACATGGCCCGCTTGTCATCAATCAAGAAACTTGATCCTGAAGTCCGAAATCAGGTCGATGCGTTTCTTGTCGCTCACCCACACTACACACTGAACGAGACAATCGAGGCTCTAAAGAAAAGAGGCCTTCCAGCAGGCTCACGTTCTGCTCTGCAACGCTACTTGGCCGGCCGAAACTCATCGCCCCACATGCCTGAAGCTCAGACAATCGTGACGGTGGTCAACCTACAAACTGGCGATGCCCGAATCATCAAAACACCGGCTTCATCTGAGATTGTTGAAGCCGCAGTGTCCAAATTGACGGACAAATTCTCGGTTGCATAGGTTGCAACTCTTTTTCAGTTCTGATGCCCGATACCGCTCGCTAATTCCCACAAAACTCGTATTTATGTCACCGTTTGGCCTTTGAATATCTCAACTCCCTTCAGCGAGCATAAGCTTGCGCATCGCTTG